CATGGTTGTAGCGTCTAGTATGGTTGGGATTGATGATGAACTCAAAGACCTCTTGGAAAATGGAGAATGAAGAAGTATGGGAAATAATAAACTATCTAACGATGATTGGATTACCTATCCAGACCGTGAAAAAGGAAAACAAAAACTTAGAGGTTACCCTATTAATCCCCTTATTAAACGGGAACTCCATTTAGAAACTCACCTTGCTGCTACAGTGAAAGAGTTGAGCGAACTGCTCATCAGTAAGCATAAAGACTATGGCCCAAAGAATATATCACAAGCACCTGGTGGTCCAATCAATGGGTTGCGTGTGCGAATGCACGATAAGTTGGCTAGAATAAATAACCTGATAGACAGTGGCTTTAGCCCTGAGCATGAATCCTTAGAAGATTCCTTCAAGGATATGGCAAACTATGCAATCATTGGATTGCTAGTTCTACGAAAGCAATGGGATAATGATAGTAACTCTAACAAAAGATGAAGTTCGTGTCTGTGCTAATTTAGCAGTTGAACGTTGGCTTGCGAAGATGGGCTCAACCGACCGCCCTAATTATGCAGCAGGTAAACGATTGGGCAAACTTGAACCTGAGATCAACGCTAACATCAGGGCTAATGTTGCTGAATGGGCAGTAGCACGTGTGTATAATTTGCAATGGTCTGTCCCTTGGTATCCCAATGAACTCCATAGTCAGCGTAAGAATATACCTGATGTGGGTGATGTTGAGGTACGCACAGTAAGAACGCGTGACTCGATTCCATTCTGGAAGAAAGACGCAGGGCGTACAATCTTTGGTGTTAAAGTAACAGACGAAGAATACTATTCAACTGTTGAGATTTATGGTTCATTTAAGGCAGATGATTATATGAATGATGCTTACTACCAAGCAGACATTGATGGTTGGCGCGTGCCACTATCACAGATACAGGAAGTGACGATAGCATAATGGATTGGTCTCGGATTGAGAAGTGGGATTATGTGGTGACTGCTGTCGCCTCTGAGTATCGGCGTAAGTTTGATATGGTTGAGTACGAAGATATCAAGCAATCACTCTACGAGTGGTTCATTGAACACCCTAATAAGTTAGATGAGTGGGAGAGTATCGGTGAGAAAGATGCTAAGAACTTAATCTATCGTTCGCTTCGCAATCAAGCATTAGATTATTGTCAGCGTTGGAAAGCCAAGACTGCTGGTTATGATGTGTCTGATCTGTACTACTATGAGTCAGATGTTATTGAGGCATTGTTACCTGCCGTGTTACGTAATGAGTGGGGTGTAACCCACAAGTTAAACTTAGGTAGGCCAGGAAGGCCTAGTGCGCCTAGTGAAGGCGGTAACTTATCTGTCATGATGATAGAGATAGACTCCGCATATTGGAAGTTAAGTAAAGAGGACAGGAAAATACTCTTCTTCCGATATGCAGAGTCTATGGACTACAAAGAGATAGCAAATTTCTTATCTCTAGGTAGTGATGATAGCGCACGCATGCGAGGTAACAGGGCCGTCAAGCGTTTGATATCTAAGTTGGGTGGGTATAAGCCATACAATGATGTTGATACTAACTCGTCGTCGTCCAAGGAAATAGATGAGGAAGAGCAGTTGCAATTAGCAGAACAAGATATAGAAGCAGAAATATCAGAGTAAATGTTACAAGCAATACAGTTATGATTGCGTAACGATAGGCGAAATTATAAAGCCTCGAGATCACCAATGAACTCCTCTATCTCTTTGCCACTTGCAAACCTAGGTGCGTCGGTTGTCTCCGCTCTAAAGCAGACGGAGCAACCACCGCCTTGGCATACTTCACATATCATGTTAACCACCCGTCGAATAGAAACCAGTGCCCTTGAACTGAACACCGATTGTTGTATAGATACGGCTTGATACTAAGCCACATGTGCATGTAACTTCATCATCACGTTCCTCCACTTTGCGAGAGAGCGTGATTTTTGTATCACATTTATTGCATTGATATTCATATGTTGGCATTAGAACGGCAACTCCTCTCTTACATTGGGCCAAACAATTTCAAACGCTCTGCGCAATGCTTCTTCACCTGTATTTGTAATGGTATAAGTGGCATTGGACTCATCTATCTCTATATTTGAATGGTCAAAGTCAGGGTCGTAGGCGTCCCAAGGATCAGGTAATGACACACCCCAATCATTATTTGAATTAATGATTGACTGCTGAACAGCACGATCTTCAACTAACCTGTATAAGAACTCAGTCATTAGGTCTCTCCATACCACACTCCCTACATGTGAATAGGCCAGGAATATCTGAGCACTCCCAGAAATGTGTATCGCACTCGTTAATAATCACATTACGCATTGCTGAATATCCACCACGCATATATGCTTCTCGCATTACAGATTCAAGTCTAGCCAAGCCTGTCTGTCTTAGTTCAGAGTTGCGCTCACGCTTATTAACTACATCATGTAAAAATTCACTCATCTTCTGTCCCTTCTGGTGTTGGTGCTGTGGCAAGAGTGCCACACTCAGCACACTCCATGTCAAGGAAATACATATCAATCTCCCCGTCATCACCGAACATTGTCTTTAAGTTCCATATTGCACAGCCACATGGGCATACAGTTGTTGGCTTGCCTCTGATATCCATAGCCTGCGTATAGTCAGGCTTCATCTCAGTCACATGCTTAGCCAATTCTGTACCCCACATGTCTTTCTTTATGCATGTGTATGATATGCTTCTCAGGTGCGTTAGCGCACTCGATAGGTGAAGCATGGAATATGTGTTCTGTTGCAGGTCTGTTACCTCTAGCCTTGACAGGAACTATCAATGGGTCTTTAGTAACAGCCTTGCCACAAGACATACACAATACTTTGTAATCGTCTAGTAGACTCATTAGTGCCACCCGTTTCTGACAAAGAACTTCCATGCTTCACATGGTGTTCCGTATCTGTAGTAGATATAACTTAACCCACGCTCTATCTGTCTAGGCGCAGGGGTTGTCACAGGGTCAAGCCCCAACAGTTGAGGGATACCACCAGCATGTTTCCCCATGACCCTAATGCTATTGTAAGCCTTAGGATTCCATGCTGATTCTTTACCCCACAAACTGTTGAGGCATGACCACTGCTTATCTTGCCACTCGCTGAGTTTATCTCGAGCGTATGCTTTGCTATCTGCTTTAGTCCAAACAATCTGCACGGTTTTATTTGGTGTCTCGGCGACTTGTTTGGTGTTGTCAGATACCAGCAACGCTGATACAACGAGCAACAAGAATATTATTGTCTTCATACTATGTCCAGTTCCCTGAATTGTTTGGCGTACTTTACATTAGGTTTGCGTAGTAGTGTTATATCCACACCACTTAGCAATATGCGCTCACCTGATAGAGTACCGCCCCAGATACCATGATCTATGTTCTCTGGTTTCATGCCTTCATCAAAGCATGCTTGCTTGACTGGACATGCGTTACATATAGCAACGGCTTGTTGTGTTCTTGCATGCAACTCTTTAAGAAAAGATAACTTAGCACGAGCACTACCTGTCTCGATTACATCAGCGAACCATAGGTCAGGGTCGGCATGACCTGTGCATAGCCCGTTCAAGGCAAGTCCAAGTCATAATAGATTTCATCATCGAACAACTCATCAAGTTCTCCACATGTGCACTCATAAATAAATAGTCCACACTCTAGGCACTCATCATCAAGTCCTATTGCGAAGTCATCATCTAGTGGCGGTTCATAACTCATCTCTTCCCCTCTCAATGTAAGGTTGGTCGGTAGACTGGAACAACGATAGCATTGACCAACTTGCTACCAAAGGTAGTTGCTTCTTGAATACTAGCGAACATACCATATGTAATATGATCCCCATCAAGATGTGTCATTGTAACAAACCCGACAGGCGGTTGCTCGCTGTGAAATTCAAATCCTTGTACGATTACTTTACTCATGTTGTGTCCTCTCTAAAGTTGATTGGTAGAATTAAACAGGGCATAGGTTGATTACGGAGACTTACACGATACCCCGTGCACAGACAGGTATCAAAGCCCAACCTGTTTAATTCTAAGTGAGCAGTTTAATGTCATACTCAGGACATGGAGACTAGAGCGCGAAGACCACTTCTGTGTAGCCTTCAAGGCGTTCGGCGTTTGTTACCAAGCCCTTGCTACCTGTAAGGTGCTTGTACTTGTCGTCACCTAGAGCAACCCATAGTGAGTTGTCCTTAAAGCGACCATTAACTGCAATCGCCTTAACGATAGTGCCACGCTTGGTGTCACCTGTTACGGTGTCAAGCGCATTGTATGAA